GCCTCGTTAGGGGCTCGCTGAGCGTCGTGGGTTTGCGGTTCGACTTGGGATGGCATATTAGCGCGCTCCGGTTACGTTGGAAAGGGATTTCGTGAAGCGGCGTGCTCCTAAAGCCGCTTTTTCCAGCAAATTCAGCTCTCTCTGAGCCAATTTGCCCGTCTCGATGCGCTTGGTGAGCGTGTAGCGCACTTCTGAGAGCGCGGCCAGCTTGCGGCGCACGTCCTTGGCCTGGTCGTCGCCCTGCTCGGTCGTCGGAATCAGTTCCAGGGCTGTGATGAGCGCCTGCCGCACGTCCTCGAACGCGCGCTCGAAGACGGCGCTGTTGAGGATTCGGGATGCCTCTTCGGCGTCCGCGATCTTGGCTTGGGTCTTGTCCATCAATGGCTCCTGGTGGGTGTGAGGACGGGGATCGGGGTAGCGGTGGCGACGGCTCCAGCGCATGTCATTGGCCAGCCTTCGGCTCCGCAGGTGCAGAGGATTCCGGTGGCGGCGGAGGATTGGCCTGGATGTCGATCTGCTGCTGCGAGTGGTCGGCGTTGACCTGATCCATCTGCTGGCCGTGAGCCTGCTGCTGGGCCTGCAAGGCTTGGTTGCCGGCGGCGAGTTCCTGCGGGTGTGGCGCGGCCATGTCCTGAGCTGCAGTTCGTGGAAGCGCTGGAGGGCGTCGGCCTGCGCGTTCTGCGCCTCGATGCCCTGCTTTTGGTCGACCTGATCCAACTCGCGGTCGACCTGATCAAGCTCGCGATCCTTCTGCGCCGACTCCTTCATGAACTTGGCCTCGTCCAGCTTGTGGCCGGCGACCTTGAGCATCACCTCCGGGTCTTGCATCGGGTCGTGCTGTGGCGCCGGCGGGATCTTGTCCGGATGCGTGAAGTACTTGTCGGTGTCTTTCTCGCCGGCCAGCTCCACGAACTTGGCCGCGGCGTTGTATTGGTTCTCCGGGGTCACGATGCCCGCAGGGGCGAGGCCGGCTTGCATCTTCAGGATGGTCTGCTGCGTGGTGAGTTCCTGCTGCTTGTCCATCGTGCCGGTGCCGACGCTGACGGTCATGTCCTCACGCAGGCGCCAAGTGCGCGGGTCGATCGTCACCCACTTGCCGCGCAGGCGAACGGTTTCGGCCTTGGTGGCGTGGCGACGTAGAAGGCCGTGCACGCCCAGCATCAGCGGCTTCATGCCCTGCTCTGCCAGCGATCGAATCGTCAGGCCAGTGCGCTTGGAACCGGCACCAGCCACGATCTGGACTTCGCCGAGCGTCTTCTCGTTGCCGGCCGCATCGTCAGTGCCCTGGTTGTAGCGGGTGAAGCCGGTGCGGTTCTCCTTGATGGAGTCCCAGTACTCGATCATGGGCATGACGACGGCGCCGATGGGCTCGATGGGGAGGGAGGCAACGTTCTGGTTGACCGGCGTTCCACCCTTGACACGCACGACGCCAGCAATCTGGTTGTCCAACAGGTCGTCGAGGTTGACGTTGTCGTTGGCATAGACGCGGTTGTTGTTGATCGTGTAGAGGTTGTCGCTGTTCTGGCGCATCAGCGTGGTCTTGTTGTCCTGCACCTCGATGGCTTCATCTGCCGGGCAGCGGCCATCGAACTGGAACAGTTGCTGCGATGGCGTCCAGGCGGCGAACGGGATTTCCTCCGTCTCATCGTGGGCCAACATGTCATTGCCGACCATGCAGACCTTGCGCAGTTCGGCGATTCCGTCACCGTCCGCATCGACGTAGCAATAGCTCTCCTTGAACCAGACTTCGCGCATGGCGGGGTTGCCGCTGCCGTCGTAGGCCTCACGCATCGTCGGCTCGGTGGCTCGGTGGCGGGCGGCGTAGACCTCGTCGGAGTTCGGATCACTCGCGCCATCGTCGGCAATGTCGTCGGCCACGTCGTAGCCCATCTCCCGCAGGTCGCTGATGGTGGTGAGCGTGCGATGCTGGACGAACGATGCCTTCTGCGGGTTCGGGCTCTTGCCGATGATGAGGAATTCCTCCGGCGGGATCACCTCGTAGCGCGCATAGCCTTCCTTGTTGCCGCGACGAATCTTGATGTCGAAGGTTGGTTCCGAAGGCTCCTGGGGCGCGCCCTGCTGCATGACGGCACCTGCAACAGGCGTTGGCTGCATGGGGGGCGTCTGCATCGCCGGTTGCCCAGGCTGTGGAGGCTGGCCGGGCTGTGGCTGAGACGCCGTCTGCTGCGCCTGCTGTGCGTCCTGCGCGTTGGCAGCGTCCATGCCTGGATCAGCAATGGGAGGCTCGGGATCGGCGTGCGATGCCGCGATGATCTCGCAGTCGGGGTCTTGCGAGAACAGCACGACCTCCGACAGCGTCAGGCCGCGGTACGTCTCGATCGTCACCGCTCGGGTGTAGTCCCACCAGTACTTGACGATGCCGTTCTTGAGCAGCAGGCCGGCCTTGACCCAGGCCACGAACTGCGTGAACGCGTCATTGCGTTGCGTGATCGTGAAGTTGACGAAATCGGACTCTTGCTGTGCCGCTTCCTCGTCCTCCTTGCCCTGCGCGTTGAACTGCACCAGATCGGACGACGACACGAACGGCTCGACCACACTGGGCGTCATGCCCTCGACCACGTCCCACACGTCGGAGCTGATGGCCTGGCTGCGACCCTCTTCCTCGTTGCCGTAGGGCCGGCGGTAGTAGTAGTCGATGGCCTGGGCCTGCTCGGCGCTGATCTCAGGTCGGCTGGCGCGCGACTCCTGCAACCGGATGAACGCCTTGAGCTGGTCATCGGTCATCGGGGTGCGCTCGCGGGATGGCTTGGGGTCTCGGGCGTTCATTGGTTGTCCTTATTTCGTTGCTTCTGCGATCCGCTCGGCCAGCTTGGCGCTGCTGAGGTTCGCCCTGAAGGCGATGCCGAGGTCTGCCGCCTTGCGCTCCAGGTAGCCGCGATCCATCGGCTCGCCGTCGTCGGGTGCGTTGAGCGCTGCCAGATCGGCCTCTTGCGTCAGCTTCGATTGCTTGGCCCTCAGGCCGTTGATCTGGTTGACGATGTCGGCGAGTTCCGCGGTGCGCGGGTCGTCGTCGTCCAGCAGGCGCAGCGGCTCGGCGGTCTTGAGCAGCGCCTGGATCTGCTTTTCGAGGTCGGCGTAGGTCATTGCTCGTTGCCTCCGTCCATCTTCCAGATGCCATAGGAGATGCAGCCGACAGCAAAGACCGCGATCAATAGGTTTGCGGTAGTCATTGCGGCTCGCCCTCGGCCGGCGCGGCGTCGGCACCTTCGACGGCGGCATTCGCGACCGGTTCCAGCGTTTCGAGGTCGATCGTCTCGACGGGCGCGGGCGGCGGGACTTCCACCATCTCGGCCGGCTGGGCGTCTTCGAACAGCGCTTCTACGTTGTGGCCCGCCAGCTTGAGTTCGGCTTCCGCCTTGGCGAGGGCGCGTGCCAGGTCGTGCTTGTGCATGCTCAGGAATTCGGCGGCGCGGGCTTCGATGGATACGATGGTCATGGTGGTTTCCTTAGGTGACGTGGCGTCGGTTGATCTTCAGTGGCTTGGGCGGCTCATTGCCCGGGAAAGGCTTCCTGCCGCGAGCCAAGTAGCGGAATGAGTCCGCCGTGTGGCTCGTCCAGTCGTGGTACGGCGAATCGCTGTAGCGCAGCAGCTTCGTGTCCCATTCGCGGCGGTACTGGTTCATGGCGTCGAAGGCGCGTTCGGCACGCGCTTTGGCTTGCTCCTTGGTTTCAGGCTCTGGGAAGGTGAAGGGGATCGGGTCGGTGTTGAATTCGCACAGCGGCAGCATTCCGCGCGCGCCCTGGATGCCGTGGGCAATGCTCATGTCGTTGGCCATCACGCGGATTGGCCGAATGCCCAGGCTCTCGGCGGTGGAGAGCAGCGTCTCGCCCTCGACGTCGCGGATGTTCCCGTGGCCACCGTCATGCGGCCAAATGTGGTCGGCGTAAACGTAGGGGCGGTCGGCCAGCTTGCGGGCGTACCAGTCGATGCCTACTCCCGAGCCCTCGAGCACGTCGATGAGTCGCACCTTGCCGCCGGGAGGCTGCTGGTAGAACCAGACGACGGTGGAGTCACCGTGCCCCAAGTCCCATGACGTGCCCACAGGCAGGCCGGGAATCCACGGGAAGGAGCCTCGCCGGCCCTCGCTGACCACGCGCGACATCAGCTTGCCGTAGTAGGCGCCCGGGATGCTCGCGCTGGCATCGCAGTAGTACTCCTGGGCGATGATTGCGTCCGCCTCGTCCTCGCCTCGCTCTGCGGTCAGCTCGCGACGCTCGCGGGCGATGGCATCCAAGCTGATGACGCCCGTGTCTTTGACCGTCAGGGTCTGGCCGAACCAATCGGGATCGTTCTTGGCGTACTCCACGAGCTTGTGGAAGTGGTTCCGCCCGCGGGTGGTGCTGATGAACGCAGCCCAGCCGCCGTTTTCCACCAAGATCGGGCGCAGCATCGCCCAGGCTTGCGGATCGGCCAGCGCATATTCCGAGAAGGAGATGCCAACCGGTGGGGAGCCAACCAGCGCATTGAAGTTATCCGACCCGACTACCTGCCACGTCGCCCCGTTCTTGAAGCGGATGAACATTTCGTTCTCGAGCGTCTTCTCCCGGATCTCCAGCGGGAACGCGTCATCGATGCGCCGGCGGCCGGTTCGTGGGTTGACGGCGTTCCACACAGCCTTGCGCGCCTGGCTGGCCATCGGCAGCATGTGCCAGTAGGGGCCGACGCGCTGCATGGCGCAGACCGCAGCCCAGTGTAGGAACACGTCGTCCTTGCCTGCCCGCCTGTGCCATGCACATGCCGCGCGCAGACAGCCGCCCTCCAGCGCCTTCCAGAGCTCCATCTGGTAGTCGCGGGGCATCCAGCCGTGGGCGGGCAGTGAAATCTCAGGCATCGGTCAGCCGCTTCACAACGACAGTCAGGGGCGAATCCTGGTTCCCGGCCAGCTCGAGCTTTTCGCCGTAGCGCCTCGGATCCCACTTCGCCAAGAGCTTCAGGCGTGTCTCGATTCGCACCTTCGAGCGGCCGATCCATTCGGCGTTGGCCACCTCCCGCTCGTTGTCGCCACTGCCGGATGTGCGCGTGTCGTATCGCGTGTCATCGGCAATCTCCAGGCATTCCTCGGCGATGGCGTCGAACCCACTTACGCGGGCGCGCGCGATGCGTGCAGCGAAGTCGGCGTTCTGCTCCTGCCAGAGGTAGACCGTGCGCCATGCCGGAAAGCCTTCCAGTCTGCAAATCTGGCGCAGTGGCTCCCCTTCGGCGATGCGGTCGCAGATTTGGTCGGCAATGGCTTGATCGAACATCACTGCGCCTCCATCAGTTGCTTGGCCATGAGCCTGTAGCCGTCCCGAATGCACTTCAGCTCGTCGACCGACCACTTCGCCGGTGGGTGCGGCCCTTCGAGGCGTTCGACGCGCTCCAGGCCGATGCGGGCAATGAGGCCGATGCGGTACATGGCCTGATTGCCGTGAAGGTGCATGTTGTCGCGCACCGATTGCGCGTGGATGTTGTCCAAGTCGAAACGCAACTCCGGCCGAGCGCCGCGGGACAGGTAGTGGCCGGCCTGGAATGATTCGTCCCACGGTGCGCCGCTGCTGATACAGGGCTTTCCGTGGTCGCGGGCTCTGACGTAGGCGTTGACCGCCTTCTGAGCGGCGTCCATCCAATCTCTGCGGGTCATGAGGTCGACCCGCCTGGCGCGCGTCTCTTCCCTCTCCTTGCGCTTGTCGGCCTTGACTGACTGGAGTGCGCAGCGACTCGAGCAAACCTGTTGCAGGCTGCGGAAGCGAAAGAACGACTTCGCGCAGACCTTGCAAGCGGTGATGGGGTCGGCAACGATCACGCTGCCTCCGCCTGCGCTACCTGAGCGCCAAAAGTGAACACGCTGTTGGCGCCCATGACCGGAGCTTTGTAGGTGGCGCCGCGCCGGACTGCTCGGATGGTGTCGATGGCAACGCCATGACGCTCGGCAAGTTCTTGATGCCCTTCGGTGCTCGCCATGATCTCGGCGGCAATCTCTGGCGACAGCTTGGCGCGACTGGCCGACCGCTGCGCCCGGCGAGCCGACATCGGGTCATCCTTCAGGCGCCGGGCGTGGGCAGCAAGCAGGATGTCGGCTTGCGATGACTGAAATAGACACTTGTCGCTGCAGCACAGTGGGTTGTGGCAGCGAGACGTGATACGCCGGCCGGCCTTCATCTCCTTGCCGAGCAGGACGACGTAGACCAGCTTGCGCACGGTCATGGTCGTTCCGCC